GGAAGCAGCCTATCAGAAGGCCTACTATGAGGCCAACCGGGAGAAGCTAGCAGCCTATCAGAAGGCCTACCGGGAGGCCAACCGGGAGAAGGTAGCAGCCCAGCGGAAGGCCTACCGGGAGGCCAGGCTGTGAAGGGAATTTTGCGAAGCGCGGTAGTCGGCTGGGCAATCATCTGTGTGCTGACGCTGTGGCCTGCGTTTCTGCCGGAGCCAGTTCGATGGGCTGCGGCAAAGGCGGACAAGCCTCTGGCGGAAGCTGGAGTCAGAGGGGAAGTGCCCTGGGAGGCGCAGCTGATCGAGGCCGGAAATGGGGCCCCCGCGCAAGGCGGAGCCTTGGGTGGGGAGAGGACGAGCAACGGAGTGAAGCGGATGCCGGCCGAAAGGGCGGCGGAGCGAAAGGAAGTTTGCGAGGACGAGGAACAGGGGTATTTCCGGGACGACGTGCCATTAAGTTTTGAGCTGCAGGATGTGTTACATACGGCGTGCGAGGCCAATAACGTGCCCTATCATGTGGCCCTTGGCCTGATTGAGGTGGAGAGCGGGTTTAACCTGGAGGCGGTGAGCCCGGCGGGATGCTATGGACTCTGCCAGCTCAATCCGCAATACTTCCCCGGCGGCCTCACACCGGCGGAAAACATTGAGGCAGGCATGGAGTATCTTGGGAGCTTGATTGACCGCTATGGGGATTTGGGAGCGGCCCTGACGGCATACAACGCAGGGAGCGACACAGGAGACAGGACATACGCAAGCGCCGTGCTGGAGGCGGCGGAGGAATGGGGGCATTAACTTGAATCCGATTACACAAAAAGAACTGCAAGAGATTCTGCATTTACATAACATGTGGCTATGCGGTAATGACGGCGGTGTTCGTGCCGACCTGAGCGGGGCCGACCTGAGCGGGGCCGACCTGCGCGGGGCCAACCTGCGCGGGGCAAAAAATATAAAATCGGTGAAATACGATGAAAATACTTCGTTTTTTGCGCTTCAATGCCCAGAAAAGGGTGAGTATGTTGCATACAAAAAAGCACATGGCCTGATTATAGAACTGAAAATCACAGCGGATGCGCTTCGGTCGTCGGCCACCAGCCGTAAATGCCGGGCCAGCAAGGCGACTGTAATCAGTATTACAGACGCGGCTGGGAATCCAGCAGGAACAAAGGTTCCAAGCGACTATGACTCAAACTTTGTTTACGAAATAGGAAAAACGGTGGAGGTTTCTAGCTTTAACACGGATCGCTGGTCGGAGTGCTCTGCTGGCATCCATCATTTTATCACCCGTCAGGAAGCGGTCAATTACGCATAAAAATCGCCGCCAAACAGGTGGGAGAGACCTGGAAGGCGGCAGAGGCAAATAACTACAAGGTCATTATAAGGCCTGGAAGGAGAGAAGTCAATGATAGGGCTGTATTTTGACCTGTGCGACGTGCAGCTGAAGCCCTCTGTGGCGACTTGCCGCCGCTGCGGGAATGAGATATACCGCTATGATTCCGCAGCAAGCATTGACGGGAAACTGATTCACGAGGAGTGCATGAGCGTCCAGGAGCAGGAGAACTACCCGTGTTACCCGGCGTGCAGCTATTTTGAGGAGGCGTGTTAAATGGCAGTGAAGAGACCAGCTGAATTGGATTTCAGCGACAAGAAATTTATGGTGATTATCAGCGGGCAGCCAGGACTTGGCAAGACAACGCTTGCCCTGTCGGCCCCGAAGCCATTCTTGTTTGACGTGGACAACGGCATTGTGCGGGTGAAGGCAGAACATCGCTGCGTCACGTCCACGACCGCCAGCTATGAGGAACTCTTGGGGGACATGGACACACCGGAGTACAAAGAGGCGGAGAGCATTGTAATCGACACGGGCGGGACACTGGTACAGCTGATGAAGGAGTGGGCCAAGAAGCAGGACGCCAAAGCGGCTAAGGATGGCCGCGCCATGTATGGTGTGATCAAGTCTGAGTTTGACCGCCTCTGCTGGCACATCCGCAGCCACGACCGAAAGCATTTGGTTGTAGTATTCCATACCACGGAGCAGGTCAAGGGAGACACGATCCAGACGCGCCTTTCCTGCGAGGGCTCTACAAAGGATATCGTATGGACTCCTGCGGATTTTGGCGGTCATATGTTTATGCTTGGGAACAGGCGCATGATCGGTTTTACTCCCACAGAGGAATATTTTGCGAAGGGCTGCTTTGGGGTATCAGGCGTTAGGGCGGTGCCGGAGCTTAAGCCTGGGCAAAAGAACACATTCCTGGCCGACCTTTTCCGGGAGGCTCAGCAGAGCATTAACCAAGAGATGGAGGTCTACGCCGTGGAACGGGAGGCTTACCGGTCGGCAATGGAGGCGGGGAAGGCGGAGATTGCGCGAGTGTGCGATGCGCAGAGCGCCATGCAGGTGCGGGAAGCGCTGGCCGGTCTGTCCCACGCGCTGACGAGCCGCGCAGAGCTGTCCGAGCTGTTTAAGGCAAAGGTAAAGGCGGCCGGACTGAAATGGGACAAGGAGGCCAAATGCTATGTCCTACTGGATGACACAAAGCCTGCTGAGTAGCTGGAGCTATTACAGGGCGGCAGATGACGCTTACACGGATTCCGCCTATCAGAGCTTTTTATCCACGCTGCGCAGAGAGCAGAAAATTCCGACAAAGGCGATGCAGCTGGGGATTCAATTCGAGTCGGATATTAACGAGCTTGTGGCGAGCGGCGACTTTACGCCGCCGCCGCAGGACGCGGAAAAGTGGGACAAAGCCGTATATCGGTTTGCGCGCATTTGCTCCGGTGGGCGGCCGCAGGTCCCGGTCAGCGGGGAGCTGTCTGTGTGTGGGATAGACTTTGTGCTCTATGGCGTATGCGACTATGTGAGAGCTGGAATGATTTACGACATCAAAAAGGTCTCCCGCTATGAATATGGGAAATATCTCAACAGCCCGCAGCACCCCATGTATTTGCATCTGCTCCCAGAGGCAAAGCACTTTGATTACTTAATTTTTGACGGGTCCTTCTGCTACCGGGAGACCTACCGCAAGGGCGACTTCAGGCCAATTGAAGAGCTGATAGCGGAATTTATCCATTGGCTGCGGGAAATGGGGCTGGATGAAGACTATAAGGCCCACTGGGCCATGAATGAAGAAAGAGAGGAGAAGCGGGCATGGGCTATCGCTTTAGAAGCAGAGAAAACGACAGTGATTTGATGAGAGAGGGAGAGTATGAGGTCTATTTGAAGGAATGCGGACCAGCGGAGACAAAGGGTGGTACGCCCTGCATCAAATTTGACTTTGTGGTGCGCGCTGATGTGGAGCAGGCATACAAGAACAAACACAAGTTTAAAAACTTTTTCTTTGAACCAGATGGGTTTCTTTCGGACAAGAATCAAGAAAAGATCGAAAAATGGGCAAATGCACTTGGAATCCCAAAGGGAGAAGATTTTGAGCTGGACGATCTTGTCGGCCGAAGCTGTTTGATGGTGATCGGGCACTATGTAGACGACAAAACCATGGAAACCAAGGACTGCATTTATTACCTGAAGTCCAGCAAAGTGGAGTCCTACATCACGCCTGCACCTGCTGCCCAATTGGAGGAAGCGGAGGACGATGGGGAGCTCCCATTTTAAGGGTGGAGTTTTATGGCAAGGGAATATTTCCCTGCCTATCATAGCTACCTGGAGTCCATGGAAGCGCTCACAGACGATGAGCGGGGACGACTGTTCACGGCTTGCCTTTTATACAGCAAGACGGGCGAAGCGCCGCAGCTCAGCGGGAATGAGCGATATGTATTCCCGTCCTTCCGGGCGCAGATAGACAGGGACACAAAAAACTATTCGGATTTTTCCGCAGCCCAATCAGAGAAAGCGAAAAAAAGATGGAATGCCACGGCATGCACCGGCATATCCGGCAATGCCGAACATGCCAAAGAGAAGGAGAAGGAGAAAGAGAAGGAGAATATACCCCCCATATCCCCCCAAGGGGGGTCGGCGTTCGACCGATTTTGGTCTGAGTACCCGAAGAAAGTTGGCAAGATAGCCGCTAGGAAAGCTTTCGAGCGTGCAAGCAAGGTGGCTGCGCTTGAAACACTCCTGACCGCGATACGACGGCAGAAGTGCGGGAGCCAATGGAGTAGGGAAAATGGCCGATACATACCGAACCCGGCCACCTGGCTCAATCAGGGCCGCTGGGAGGACGAGGAGGGGCGCGTGGAAGCTCCGGCGGCGCCGAGGCCCTATCACCTGGAGCAGGTAGACGGGGAGGAGGTGCTGGTATATGACGATTGACGCGCTGGAGGCGGAAAGCTGCGTCATTGGAGCAATTCTGCTGGATGCGGCCTGCCTGCCGGAAGTGGCTGAGCTGCTGAGCGGAGAGGACTTTGCGCTGGAGACCAACCGACGCCTTTTCCGCGCTGCGCTGGCCCTGGACCGGCGCGGGGAGCCGGTAGACCCGGCCACGCTGCGTGCAGAGACGCGCGGGGAGATCAGCGATGCATACATGCTGGAGCTGATGGACAGGACCGCCACGGCGGCCAATGCGGCGCAGTATGCGCGCTTGACGCGGCAGGCCTCCATGCGGCGGGGTCTAAGGGCGCTGGCGGACACAATCGCGGAGAAGACGCAGATGATGGAGCCGCCGCGGGATGTGATTGCTGCGGCACAGCGGGAGCTGGAGCGCATCGAGGCGCAGGACGCCGCGCGGGAGCTTGCCACATCCGAGGAGATGATGCTGGCCTTTTACGAGCACCGGGCCCTGGTGGACAAGGGCGGGCGCGGGTTTGTGCCGACCGGGTTCCGGCCGCTGGACCGACTTTTGGGCGGTGGACTGCTCAACAGCGGCCTGTATGTGCTGGCGGCCCGGCCGGGCATGGGCAAAACCACCTTTGCCCTAAACGTGGCCGAGCATGTGGCGAAGGATGGCCCGGTGCTGTTTGTATCGCTGGAAATGGATCTGGAGCAGATTGCGGCAAAGCGGCTTGGCCGGGCTGCGGGCATCAGCTCCAGCGCGCTGATGATGGGGACGCTGACCGAGGAAGAGCGCGGGCGGGCGGCGGAGCACGCCGCAAAACTGGCGAAGGCGACCTTGACCGCAAACCGGATGAGCGATGCAACGGTAGACGATATTGCGCACATGGCCAGGAAAGAGAAGGGGCTGCGGCTGGTGGTCATTGACTACTTTGGGCTGATTAAGACGAGCGAGAAACGGGCAAGTCGATATGAAGCCATGACGGATATTTCGGGGCAGCTGAAAGCGCTGGCGCGCGCTCTGCATGTGCCGGTGTTATGTTTGGCACAGCTGAACCGAGAAAACATGAGGCGCACCGACAACAGGCCCAAGCTGTCCGATCTGCGGGACACGGGGGCGCTGGAGCAGGATGCGGACGGGGTGATTTTTCTTCATCGGCCGGACTACTACGGGGATGAGAGCCCGGACCCGTGGGCCCCGGCCCCCATGCAGATCATTCTGGAGAAAAATCGCCATGCTGGAACCGGGATATGCGACGCGGCTTTTTACATGGCGGTTGGCCGCGTGATCCCGGCACGATAGGAGGGAAAAGCAAAGTGGATAGCGAACGGACGGTAACGCTTTTGGAGGCGGAGATTCGCAGGAAACGTGCCCAGGCAAAAATAGCCGGGCCCCTTGCGCCGGAGCATGAAGCGGTGGCGGATGCCATGGAATTTGTTCTGCTGGAATACCTGGAGGAGCATGCGCATGACTGAGCTGAGATTTACGATACCAGGACGACCCGCAACGAAAAAGAACAGCCAGCGGATTTTTGTGAACCAGAGGACGGGCGCGCGGTTTGTCCGGCCATCAGATGCGTTTGAGGCGTATCAGGAGGCATGCGGAGCGTACATACCCCACCAGTGGGCGATGCTGGAGGGACCGCTCAACCTGAAATGCGTTTACTACATGCCGACCCGCCGTCGGGTGGACCTGTGCAATCTTTTGGGCGCAACCTGTGACATTTTGGTCCACTATGGGATGCTGAAGGACGACAACAGCGGCGTGGTGGCATCCCACGACGGGAGCCGGGTCTTGTACGACAAGGATCACCCGAGGGTAGACATTACCATCACGGAGGCGCAGAAGAATGAAGCAAGCGGAGAATAGGGCGCCGTGCTACCGGTGCGGGAAGTGTCCGGTTAAGCCGGAGCTGTGGGGGAAGCGTGTAGTGAGCATTGCTTGCAAAGATTTAACCACATGCTCTGATTGGGGCAATTGGTTTCTGCACGGCGGCTGGCGCGGCGTATGCGCACCGCTGCGGGCGCTAAGGAGAAGAAAAGAATGATCGGGACTGGATTTAACAAGCCGTTCAGCGGCAAGCAGGACAGGCTGGAAGGGGCGCACAAGCCGTGGAGCGGGCCGGAGGGCGGCAAATGCAGGCGGCCTATAGGGAATGATAGGGTGAATGACCAAAATGCCAGAGCGCGGGATGCGGGCATGACCTACATGGAATATACATCACTGGAGGCTGAGGGCGGCGTGATTTTAGGGCTGACCCTGATTGCAAGGAAATGTGAGCAGATGTTTCGGCCTGATGATACCGGGGAGGAGTTTTACCGGCAGGCATACAAGAGCTGCATGGACGGCGTGAATCAGATGCGGATGCAGAAGTTTAAACTAGACCGCTTTGAGCAGAAGGAGGCGCAGAGGGGTGGACATTAAGAAGCTGACTGAGCAATACCAGAAAGCCTCCGAATACTGGCGCAAGAATAGAACCAATTTTCCGGATGTGGCTGCGTCCTACGAGGAAGCTGCCACCGCCCTCTCCACGCTCCAGGTCGAAAACGAGAAGCTGCGGAGCGAGCTGGAGCAGGTGAAGCGGGCACTGGCTATGATGTGGTTTGCTTATGTCAATAGCGACAAAGAATATCCGCACAGTTACGAGACAGATGCGTTGGAAGAAGCAGAACGGATATTGGGGCCGTGGAAAGAATGTATGCCTAAGTATTTAAGGAGCGGACAGGAGGAGGATTGAGCATGGCAATAAAGAATTACACGTCCGGAGTATCTGTATACGCAAGCTTGGGGGCAATACAGGGAGCGCTCGCAAGCCACGGGGCCCGGAAAATCATGGTGGATTATGACGATGCGGGCAAGCCGGTGGGGGTTATGTTTGGAATAGAGACACCGGATGGACCACGTGGATTTGCATTGCCTGCCAATGTAGACGGAGTTATGGCAGTATTTACGAAGCAGAAAATAAAAGCGGACCGGGAGCAGGCGGAACGAACCGCTTGGAAGAACGTGCATGATTGGGTACAAGCGCAGATGGCGCTTATCGAGGCGGGACAGGTACAAATAGACGAGGTGTTTTTGCCGTATCTGACCGATGGAACTGGGAGGACACTCTATCAGCTGTATCAGGGCGGCCAGCTATCTCTAGGTGAGGGATGACCATGCCTGATTTGAAACCGTGCCCGTTTTGCGGGGGAGACGCTGCTATGCTTCGAATGGGAGGGTTGAAAAAGATTTTTTTCAATTCTACAGACGCTCCAACATGTGTTGAAGCCGCCCACCTGATGGGCTATGAAATTGTGGAGGACACAATCAAGACCGTCCAAGGGCACGAGCCACTGACCGCAGAACAGCAAAAAGATATGGCGGAGTTTATTGATTCTAAACTCAAAGACAAGGAGGAGGCCAACATGGACAAGCCGTTGAAGGACTGGACGTTGGGAGAATGTCAAGAGTATTGCGGCAAGAAAATAGTACAAGCGGAAGAAAGAGGTGGATATTGCGAAACATATTGTGGCCTATACAAAAGGGGCATTTGTAAAAATAATTGGTGCAGTGACTGGGACCTGGCGGAAAAGCCCCGCTGGACGGAGCAGGAGGTGGAGGAGGCGAAGACAATCAGACGGGTGTTTGGCCGGGATGGAACCATCAAGCGGACACACGACATTGGGGAGCGATCAACCCTGGTGTTTAATCACCTGTACATCAATGCAAATTTGTTGCCCTCCCTCCGGCCCGGTCATTCCGTCAAACTGTCAGAGATTTGCGGAGGTGAAACGAAGTGACTAAAGAAGAGTACGAAAAGAAAATTTCGGCATTAGAGCCATTAGACGAAAAGAAACGAAAAAGCGTGACTTGCGCGCTCCTTGGACATAGCCATATTACCACAGGTTGTTTCGGGTATGTCCACTGCGCACGGTGTGGAGAACAAATCGGGGATGTTCTAGGCGGTTATTTCTATGATCCGCTGGAAGTCCGTGTAGGTCATAATTGCCCAGTTTGCAGGGCGAACTATGAGAAACTGGGATGGGAGGATAAGATTCTGACTCCTGATCCGTTCGGAGGTGCCCAATGAGAGCACCGCAGATTATTTTGTGTGCCATTTATGGAGCAAGCTTATTAAGCACAGCATATTTGCACGGGAAACCGAAGGTAGGTAAATACAGTCTACCTACAGCTCTTGTAACAGTTGCAATAATCTTTGCCTTGCTAATTTGGGGAGGGTTCTTCAAGTGAAGCCATGTAATGGGAAATGTGACCGCTGTGTTTGGAGGTACAACGGTGGATGCTCGGAGTGGAGACGGCATGACTGAACAGCAAAAGGAAGTCGTGCTGGCTATGGCTGAGTACAACTTGAACATAGCAGAGGCATTACGCAGAACTTACCGGCACAGGAACACCATTGAATACCATTGCAGACAGATGATAGAGCTCTATGGACTGGACCCGAGGAATTTTTACGACCTGGTCATGCTGGTGGAGATGGCCAAAAGAGACAAAGGGGAGTGATCGCCCTGAACGAGTTCCCGGAGAGGCTGAGGAGGCTTAGAGAGAGCATGCGCCCGGTGCGAAGCATGACGGTGACGTCACAGTTGATGGGGCTTGCGCCTGGTGTACTTAGAAGATATGAACGGGGTGAGAGAACACCTGGACTAAAAGAGCTAAAACTGATTGCAAATTATTACCATGTGGGCCTGGATGAGTTATGCTGGAACGAAGGAGAGCAAGAGAGTAAAATTTAATCGTATATCGTAAATACATAAATACCTGTGCCAAATGGCACAACGAGAAACAGCAGATATGCGAAAATGGGAGCGTGGGGGTGTATGCCCTTCGCTCCCACTTTATTTCCATCCTCCCTCCTTCACATGGCGGGGGTGGCGGCGGTGCAGCCGCTGCCCCTACTGTGTGCAATATGCCGCCGGTCGAATCACCACCCCACGTTTCGGGGCATGAGGGGTCGCGCCCCTCTGGCGGTGCCAAGCGCAGATGGCAAGCAAAAGAGACACTGCGCGGTCTAAATTAAATGTCAATGGGCGGCTGGATAACCTACTGTCCGCCATCAAGGGGGCGGATCAATCAATGGAATCTATTGCGTTCTGTAATCGTTCCTGCTCGCCTTGCTTCCTGGCCTTTACCGCAGCCTGAAAATCTGGCCCGCGATAAAGCCGGATGCGCTGGCCCTTGTAGTATAGCGTTGCCTCCCACTGGCCGCCGGTCCAACATACGCCGCGCACACCGGAGCGATTATTTCGTTGCGGCTTTGATGATTGGAGCCTGGATAAGTTGGTTCCGTTGGTAATGCCGGCATTCTGGACTACCTGACCGATCCGGTCCCCCAAATAGGAGGGGTGGAGGCACCCACAGCTCTTTGTTTTTGCAGACCGGAGTGACCTTGTGGACAGATAGCACTCCTTGCCGCAGGCTGTACAAAGGCACTTGTATACCACGTTAGACCCGGAACGGCGGTCAGTCGGGGCAATCACTTTGATATAGCCGTAGGTCTTGCCGGTCAAATCAAGTCGTTTTGGCATTTGTAAGCTCCTTATATCAAGGCGTGTGGATCAACGCCGAGAACATCGGCAAGGGCAAGCAGGTTTTTTGCTGTCAAATTACCGGCCTCGGACTCGCCAAGCTCCACCCGCTGGATCTGGCGCACATGCACGGAGGACTTAGCGGCCAGCTTCTGCTGAGAGAGCCCGGCGCCGCGGCGGTACCACTCCAGCTTGGTGAGCGCATTGTTATGGCAGTCCCGGCCATAGTTGACCAGGGAGCAGACAGTACAGTCTCCGTCTGCCCGTTGGCAGTCACGGTATTTGCGCCTCATCCGTCCACCTCCTCAGCGCCGCCGTTGCGGGCCTCGACCAAGCGCTGGATTGACCGGTAGCACTCCTCTGGGTCCTCCTCGCCGCCCTCCCAGCAGTCCTCGATCGGGTCGCCTCCGGCCTTGAGGTCGGCCAGGGTGGCGCGGACGAGCTCCTGGTCCAGGTCGGTCAGATAGTAGACGCAGCGGTCGTTGCTGTCCAGCACGGCCAGGTGCAGGCCACCTGCATTGTCTGCAAAGAGTTGATAGTTGTATTTCATTTTGCTTACCTCCTGTTAGGGATTCATCATTTTTTCCACGGCGGAGCGGTGGGCCTCCACCTCAGACATAATGGCATTGTGGGCAGCGATGCGGCGGGCACGGTCCGCTCTCTCCTCACCGTAAACGGCGTAGGACACCTCGGACGGAAGGGCAACCAGGATGCGATCCTTGCCCACGCGGTCGATCAGGATGCAGTCAGTGCCGCGCTCATTGTAGAGCTCATGTAGCTTGGTGGGCTTGCCGTTGACGGTCATGCTATCCACGGACCGCTCCCAGCGGCTGCAATCGACCTCGATCTGCGCACCGTCTGCATAGATGGTCTCGCGGGTGACATGGGTCACGGTAATGGTGGCAGAGATCTTCGCTCCGCGGGGGGTTGTCCAAGTGTAAGTGTTAGTCATTGCTGTGACCTCCTGTCCTTTGATGATTTTATTATACGCCAATATTAGCACGTTGTCAATAGAAAAATGCTAAAATTAGCATAAAATATTTTCCGCCCTGCGGTTGCGGGAGACGGGGGCGGGACCAGAACAGAAGGATTTTGACGTAAGAGAGGTGGTGGACGTGGCTGCACGGCTGACAGATAGGCAGAAAAAGAAAATAGTGGCTGACTATGTGCAGCTTGGTAGCTATAACGCCACAGCAAAAGTAAACGGTGTATCACTCAACACTGTAAAGAAGATTGTGCAAGGAAATGCAGACATTGCAGAAATGTGCAAGCGAAAAAAAGAGGAGAACACCGCTGACATCCTGGCTTATATGGACAGCAAGAAGGGCGTTGTGTGCGAAATCATCGGAAATGGACTGACCGTGCTGAACGATCCGGAGAAGCTGGCGGAGGCCACCCCAGCGCAGATCACAACGGCGCTGGGCACACTGATTGACAAGTGGGCATTGCTTAAGAACAGCGGAGAGGATAGCGAGGTACAGGTGATAATTGATGTCTAAGGTTAGATTATCCACAGTATTAGGTCCGTCTTTCCATCTTATGGCCAGTGATGTGTTCCAGCATGGGCATACACATTACGACTTGTCGGGTGGGCGCGGCTCTCTGAAATCCTCCTGTGTGTCTCTGCTGGTTCCTCTTATTCTGCTGACAAATCCAAACACTCATGCTCTTGTGCTCCGCAAGGTAGCAAACACCATCAGGGACAGCGTATATGCTCAATATCTTTGGGCTATTGGCGAATTGGGAATGGCGGCATACTGGGACGCAAAGGTCCAGCCCATGGAGTTAATTTACAGGAAGACTGGTCAAAAGATCATGTTCCGTGGCGCGGATGACCCGATGAAAATAAAGTCTATTAAGGTGCCGTTTGGATATATTGCCGTAACGCATTTTGAAGAAAAAGATCAATTTGCGGGTCGAGCTGAAATACGCACTATTCTGCAGTCTACTATGCGCGGAGGGGAAAAGTTTTGGAATTTTGAAAGCTACAACCCACCCATCAGCCGGGACAACTGGGCCAATAAGGACAGTTTGGAAGAGCGAACGGACAGGCTGTGCCACAAGAGTACATATCTTGAAGCCCCGCCTGAATGGCTTGGGGCGCAGTTTTTGGCAGAAGCCGAACACCTAAAGGAAACGAATGAGCGGGCATACCGGCACGAATATCTGGGCGAGGCGGTCGGGACAGGTGGGAATGTGTTTGAAAACCTGGAGTTGCGTGAGATTACAGATGAAGAAATATCTCATTTCGACCGCATCTATCAGGGAGTGGACTTCGGATGGTTTCCTGATCAGCTTGCATTTATCAGGGCACACTACGACCGTAGCAAGGAAACCATTTATCTTTTGGACGAGCTGTATGTAAATAAATGGCCAAATGAGAGTTTGGCGAACTGGGTAAAAGAGAAGAAATACTTGGACGCTTATATCACATGTGACAGTGCGGAGCCGAAAAGTGTTGCGGATTTGCGGGCCTTTGGCCTTCCAGCAAAATCAGCAATTAAAGGACCCGGCAGCGTAGATTATGGATTTAAGTGGCTCCAGAAAAGGAAAATTGTCATTGATCGTCGCAGAACGCCAAACGCTTACAATGAGTTTGTGAACTATGAGTATGAGAGGGACAAGAACGGCGAATTTATCAGCGGATATCCTGACAAAGATGACCATATTTTATCCGCAACAAGGTACGCATTTGAACGTGCGTTTATGAGAATGGGGGTGACTGCGTGAACGTCGTCGAAAAACTGCGAGAGCTTGGCTACTCCACAATTTCAGAGGATTTCTACCGCAAGATTAATGAGTGGAAAAGCTGGTATACAGGTGATGTGAAGGGGTTCCACCGGTATAAGGTCCGAAACGGTACGAGCATGGTCCGATGCAAGCGGTACACCCTCAACATGGGCAAGAAAATCTCAGAGGATTGGGCCAATCTTCTGATGAACGAAAAGGTCGAGATCACTCTTGAAGGCCAGCGGGAACAGGAATTTATTGACCGTGTGTTGAACGAAAACAATTTTCTGGTCAAGGCAAATGAGATGCAGGAAAAGGCGTTTGCGCTCGGGACGGTGGCCTTTATCCCGCGAGTAGTGGGAATGGAAGTGACAGAGACCGGGCCCATTCCTGGAAGCGCAAAAGGTATTGTAATGGATTATGTGACTGTGGAGCATATCTGGCCGCTGGCATGGCAGAACGGAATTATTACCGATTGCGCCTTTGATAGCATCGTGACCGTAAACGGGGCGCAATACTGTTATTTGCAAATCCACCACAAGGTCAACGGACTGTACGACATCGAGAACCGCATTTATCATTACCGCAACAATAATATAGACGCGGAACTGGATTTGGTGGACGTTCCAGGGTTTGACCGAGTGCCGCCCGTGGTACATACTGGCTCCGACCGGCGGCAGTTTGTGATTGACCGGCCCAATATTGCAAACAATTTTGACGATTCTCCATTGGGGGTTTCTGTCTATGCAAACTCCATAGACATTATCAAGGGTGTAGACGTGGCCTATGACAGCTACGTCAACGAATTTATCCTAGGGAAAAAGCGCATCATGGTCAAACCAGCAGCAACAAAAGATTTAGAAGGAGAGCCGTTTTTTGACCCGGACGACCTGTCCTATTACGTCCTACCAGAGGATATAGGCGATGGCTCTGTTATTACTCCAATAGACATGACGCTGCGAACGCAGGAGCATAATACGGGCATTCAGGATCAGCTAAACCTTCTGTCTAGTAAGTGTGGATTCGGAGAAAATCATTATAGGTTTGACCAGGGGAGTATTGCAACGGCCACACAGGTCATCAGCGAAAATTCGACCATGTTCCGGACTATCAAAAAGCATGAAATCATTCTGGAACAGGCCATTTCGGAGTTATGCCGCATCATCCTTCGCCTCGGGAATATGGCTATGAAAGCCGAACTGAACGAAGAAGCGAGAGTGACTATTGACTTTGATGATTCCATCATTGAGGACAAGACCACGGAGCGCAGTAATGACCGGCAAGACTTGGCGGCGGGGATCATGAACGACTGGGAATATCGAATGAAATGGTACAACGAGGACGAGGCTACGGCAAAGAAGATGCTCCCGAAAATGGATGATATGGCAACCGAAGAACAGGAGGAGATTGAATAATGGGCGGTAGAGGTGGAGCGGGCGGAACTTCTGGTGGGACGACAAGCAAATTGCCGGCGTTGAGCGGTAGCGAGAAGCAGGTTTCGTGGGCTGAAAGCATTCGAGCGTCTGTGTTTGACAATCTTACTGCGATGCAAAAGACCATCGAGAAAAGAAAAGGGGAAATTAAATATATTTCCGAAGATAAGGCAAAGCAGAAAGAAGCAGAGGATTTGCTTGGATATTCCAGCAAAAATGTGAGGACTGCAAGAGAATACTATTCAACATTCTTCCAAAGGGTTACATCTGCAAGCGAGATCATAGATAAAAGGGCCGAGTTTTCCGCCAATCAAGTAGATAGAGCGGTTCGTGCGGAAAAATCAAGAGGGGCGCTATCAAGAGTATTGGAAATGGTGAAAAAGCAAAGGGCAAAACGATAATGCTGAACTTTGAAAACCTTGACCGTTTTTGCTTTTCTGGAATTGGGAAATACGACATTCCGCAAATTGAGCCTGTTACTAATTACCCAATCGGCGAGTTTATCCCAATGAATTACGCAAACACGGCAAAGAATCCAGCAGATAAGATCGTGCATTATTTTGTGGATGACTACCAATTCGCCCGCTATTGGAATCGCCCAGATGACTACATAAAGAAGTTATCTCAATTTGCGGCTGTGTGCTCTCCGGATTTCTCGCTGTACACAGATATGCCGGTGGCTATGCAGATATATAACCACTACCGCAAGCACTGGCTGGCGGCTTATTGGCAGCTCCATGGTCTTACTGTTTATCCGACCATTGCATGGAGTACACCAGATAGTTACGAATGGTGCTTTGATGGAGAGCCAGTGGGTGGCATTGTGGCCGTTTCCAGTGTAGGAACACAGCAGAATAAGGAAAGCAGGCAGCTGTTTCTGCTGGGCTATAAAGAAATGATGAAGCGCCTTAATCCGTCTTGGGTGATTTTCTATGGCAAAGTTCCGGAAGAATGTGACTGGAATGTGATACGGGTTGCGCCGCATTATAACGAAATTGTGAAACGGAGGAAAGCGCATGAAGTACCCCTTCACCCCGGAACTTCTTGACGCCCTCCCCGAGGAGCTAACAGAACTATACCGCTCTCTGGAACTGAAACTGCTGGACGAGATATGCTCCCGGCTGAAAATCTCCGGGGATCTGAACGAGGTTACGGTACAGGACATCCGGGCGCTCAGTTCCCACGGCATCAGCCTGGAGGAAATCGAAAAGGCCATCCAGCGCACAGCCAATATCAGCCAGCGGAACCTTAAAAAGCTACTGGACGACGTAGTAGAGCGTAACCAGCGGTACTACCGGGAGGTCATAGACCTTGCGGGCGTGACGGCCCCTGAGACGCTGGTAAGCGTGGAGGACACCTGGGCCATATACGAGCAGACGCAGCAGACCATGCGCAACCTGACCCGCTCCATGGGTTTCTTGGTGGACAATGGCAGAACAATGCTGACCCCGGCCAGGGCCTATCAATGGGCTCTGGACAATGCAGAGATGCAGGTCATGAGTGGTGCAATCTCTTATAATCAGGCCATTCGGAGCGCCGTGAAGCAGCTTGCAGGCAGCGGTATCAAGGTTGTGGATTATGAGAGCGGACACCGTGACCAGATAGATGTGGCTGCCCGCCGGGCAGTGATGACAGGCGTGTCCCAGCTCTGCGCCAAATACACGGAGCAGAGCGCCGAGTATCTGGAGACGCACTATTTCGAGGTGTCGGCCCACATTGGGGCACGGGATAAGGGTATCGGCTGGCAGAATCACAAGGCATGGCAAGGCCGCGTGTACTCTGTCAGAGCTGGGGATAAGTATCCGAACATCTACGAAGTGTGCGGACTGGGCTATGTGGATGGGTTAGAAGGTGCCAACTGCCGTCATATCAGGACGGCCTTTGTGGATGGTGCGATGGAGCGCACATACACAGATGAGGAGCTGGCCCACATTGATGACGGCCACGACGTTGACTTTGATGGTAAGCACTATACAGCATATGAGGCCACCCAGCAGCAGCGAAAGATAGAGCGTACCATCCGCAAGCTGAAACGCGAGCAGACCGCATACAAGGCCACAGGGCTGACAGAGGATGCCCAGTCCGTAACGGCCCGTATCCGGCGGATGAATAAGGAATACAAATCGTTCAGCGAGGCGGCGGGGCTGCCGTTGCAGAGGGAGAGGATGAGGGTGTAGTACACATGATCGTTGAAAAAGTGATAGAGGAAATGGAACGGAGAGATAAAAGTAGAACAGCGACGCTTTTTATTAACATTGGAACGGAAAATGTGCCAAATTGGCGTCCTTTTTGGTCTATTTATCTTGACGATGTTGTAAAAGACACAGAGGTTTCTGATGGATGAAAAAGCATGGGCCATCATCAAGGCTATCCTTGATCGTGGCAATGATGCCATTATTAGAAAAAAGGAAAGCGGATTCCTCATCTTGGAGGAGAAGAAGAAAACAGTATATCGTTCCTCTGACCGATAGGGGCCGGAGAAGGACCGTTGGGGTCAACTGCTTACAAATCGTAGGCGGTTGGCCTCTTTTTTGTTTGTTTATCCATGCCGAGAGGCGTAAAACCGCAGGGCGACGGCCCTGATAATAAACGGAGGTAACTACCATGAGCGAACCTATAAATAGCCCTACTCCTACCCCGGCCTCCGCGCCGGAGCCCACGCCTGAGAAGACCTTCACTCAGGCGGAAGTGGATGCCATGATTGGCAAACGGCTTGCAAAGGCCATGAAGGGCATGCCAAGTGAGGACGAGCTGACAGCCTTCCACACTTGGAAAGATGGACAGGCCGGTGAGAGAGCGCGCTGGGACAAGCTGTCCGGAGAGCGTGACACGCTGGCCGGTAAGCTGACAGCTGCGGAAACGGAGCGGGATCAGCTGAAGCGGGACCTGTATGTCCTGAAAAAGGGTCTGACTGGAGACGAGGCCGAGTTTATCGCCTTCAAGGCCGGGAAGATGGTGGACGACAAGAAAACCTTTGAGCAGGCCGTGGACGAGCTGACCGCAGAAAGAAAGCAGACACAGACCACCTTCGACTGGACTGCCCCTGTTGGAGGCGGACAAAAGAAGGAAACCGACATCATGAACGCCCTCATTCGAGGGGCGCTGAAGTGAAAGGAGTATTAAATGGCTACCCCTATTATTGACAGAGAGAAACTTTCCGGACTTATCCCGGAGCCTGTTACCCGTGAGATCATCCAGGGCGCTGTGACAGAGTCTGCCGTGCTGCGTATGGCGCGTCGGCTGCCCAACATGACCAGCAAGACTCAGTCTCTTAATGTGTTGGACGCTCTGCCCACCGCCTACTTCGTCAACGGTGAGGCCACAAGCGAGGCTTCCGACTCCAAAGCTTCGCTGAAGCGGACCACAAACATGAAGTGGGATAAGAAGAAAATCTACGCCGAGGAGATCGCCGTTATTGTCCCCATCCCCGAGGCGGTGCTTGACGATAGCGACTACGACATTTGGGGAGAAGTACGTCCTCGTCTCCAGGAGGCGTTTGGTAAAGTTATTGACGCAGCGATTCTTTACGGAACTGACAAGCCTACCTCTTGGCGCGCGGGCCTTGTTCCATCCGCTGAGACTGCCGGCGCTGTGGTAGCCGCTACCGGAGACATCTTCGCTGACATCATGGCTGAGGATGGCGTGATCGCCAAGGTGGAGGAGAGCGGGTACATCCCCAACGGAGTAATGGCCGCCATTCAGATGCGGGCCAAGTTGCGTGGACTGGTGGACAAGAATGGTCAGCCTATCTTCAAATCCGACATGCAGGGCGATACCCGGTATGCCCTGGACGGTATGTCCATGTACTTCCCCGTGAATGGCGCTTACAACACCGCCAAGTCTCTGGCTATCGTGGGCGACTGGAGCCAACTGGTCTATGCCATCCGGCAGGACATGACCTTCAAGATCTTCGACAGCGGCGTAGTGCAGGACCCCTCTACCGGGACCATCCTGTATAACCTGATGCAGAACGACATGGTGGCCCTACGCGCCGTCATGCGGCTGGGCTGGGAGATTCCAAACCCCATCAACGCATACAACGCAGACATTGATAATGCCTTCCCGTTCGCCGTGTACGCCGCCGCTACTGGAACTATCAGCGCCGTGGATGTAACACCCGCTACCCCAACGGTAACGAAGGGAAGCGGCCAGCAGTTCTCCGCATCTGTAACTGGATCAGGCGGCCCTTATAGTACTGCAGTGACATGGAGTGTGAACGGTACGGCTGCTGTTGCCGCTGGGACGCAGATCAGCGCATCTGGTTATCTGACAGTGGATGCCGGCGAAACCAACACCAGCCTGACTGTAACGGCCAAGTCTAAGCAGGACCACAGCAAGACCGACACCGCCACTGTCACCGTAGCGGGGGGTTAAATGAGCTGCTGAGCATGGCCTCGCTCTCCACGCCTGACCTATCTGGCATGACCAAATCTGAGCTACTGGAATATGCGGATGAGAACGGTGTGGAGGGCGTCAGCAGCTCCATGAAAAAGGCTGACATTCTGGCCGCTTTGGAGGGGTCATGATGGCTTACGCAGACTATGAGTATTATACAACTACATATCTTGGAACAGCCATCAAGGAGGCTGACTTCCCGCGCCTGTCTCTGCGTGCAAGTTCCTTTTTGGACTACTACACGCAGGGTCGGGCGGCCCGAAACGCAAAGTTGGACGCGCTGAAAATGTGCTGCTGTGCTATCGCGGAACAGTATCAGTACATTGATATCGCCAAGGCCTTGGCGCAGAAGTCCCTTACCTCATCTTTGGAAAGCAATGGAGAACTACAAAGTCAGACAGTTGGAAGCTGGTCAAAGACCTACCGGAGTGGCGGGGATAGCGCACAGCAAGCCCTATCCTCTGTACAGACAGCGCAAGCGGCCCTTGCGGCAATCGCCCAGCAGTATTTAGCTGGCACGGGCCTTTTGTACCGGGGGAGGGGGTGTCCGTGTGTTCCCTCATGTTGTGACGATCTATAACACAGAGACCACAGAGCTTCCGGAAAACAATTTTGAACCATCCTTGGTCAATCATATCACCGTACTGCGCGGGGTCCTCCTGGATGCCTCCAAGGGCTCTAACGTAGCGAAAAGTGGTTTAGAGGGAGCTGACGCGGTAAACCTCTATATCCCGGCCAGCGTGGAGGCCGTGGACGGCGTGACCGGTGCGGCAAAGCGGTATATCGGGCCTATTGAGTTCTGGAGGACAGAGGATAAATCCGACCTGTGGACGCTCTCCGTGAGCCGTAACTGCTTTTTTGTTAAGGGAGAGGCTGTGCATCCAGACTGGACCGTGCAGACCATAGAGGCTGCCTATGATGATGTGTATGACGTGACAAAGGTAGACTTCAAGGATTTCGGCGGTGAAATGGCTCACTGGGAAGTTGGTGGCGTATGATGCTGAAATTCAATGTGCATACCAGCGGGCTTGATTCCATTCCGGAACGGCTGGCGAGCGCATCCGAAAATGCGGAACACACAGTTGCCATCCAAGTGAAGAAGGACACATCCCCCTATGTCCCGCTCCTGACTGGTTCCCTTGATACACGGACAAGGGTAGATGGTTCCAGGATTATCTACCCCGGTCCATATGCCCGCTATCTCTACTATGGGAAATTGATGGTTGATCCGGAAACAGGCAGCAGCTATGCACGAAAGGGCACAACCAAAGTCCTGACAGACAAAAACCTTGTATTTAACAAGGCGATGCACACACAGGCACAATCTCACTGGTTCGAGGCCAGCAAGGCCGAAAATCTGGAGAAATGGGTGCGTGTGGCAGATAAGGCGGTGAAACGTGATCTCTGATAAAAAAGAAAGGCCGCGCATGTTGGCGGCGGCAGAAGAAGTGGACAAAATATCCCGATCCATGCTGGTATGGGCCAACACCTTCCCGGAAAAGCCGGTTGACATTATCAGGTATGAGTTCCTGACCGCTGACCAGGGAGACGAAATCGGTATGGCTTTGTCTACTATCCAGGGAATTTATATCACAAAGAGGTTCATTCTGGGCGGCTATCAGGCGGAGTACCAATTCAAGATTATATACCGCATTAAGCCAGGGCGAAGCAACGATAAACGCCTGGAGGCGGACGAACTGCTGAATCACTTCGGCGACTGGGCAAGAAAAAATCTCCCTGATTTGGGAGATGAGATTCGGGCGCTACGGGTGGAACCAACCACGCAGTCATCCAAATTCGCCGCCTATGAGGACGGCTATGAAGACTACCAGATACTAATGAAGCTGACTTATGAGGTCGGCGTGTGAAAGGAGAAATAATATGGCTGATTTAGAGTTTAACACTACAGCGGGCCAGACTGTAGCCCGTGAAATGCTGATCGCCTACCTGAACACCGGCGAGAGCGGCACTCCTGTTTGGTCTCCCATCGGGAAGCGCGTAGAGGATAGCTCTATCGAGTTCGACTGGCAGACCGAGACTAAGGTGGACATCTTTGGAGACACATATACCACCGGCAAGAAGGCCACCAAGACCCAGACCTTCGATCCCTGCGAACTTGACGGTGCGGATAACGCCCAGAAGAAGATTTGGAATCTTGCCATCAAAGAAAACAACGTCAATGCCCTGCTAAACCAGGACATGTTAATTGTACATCTATATGCCGGAACGGCCAACACGGCGGTATTTGCCGAGCGGTATTCTGCCTGCTCTGTGCTTCCGTCCGGACTTGGCGGCGAAGGCGGGGGCGCCATTGGAATGCCAATTGATGTGACCTACGGAGGAACTCGCACGACTGGAACAGCTGCAATTTCTGGCGGAACTGTCACTTTTACTGCTGACGAGTAAGGAGACACAAAGATGAAAGAGCTCAATTTCGAAAGCGGTCTTGTTACATACAGCCTGAACGGCAAATGCGAGGTTATCTTCAACCCGTCTGATTCCAACTTTGTGGAGCGCCTGTACTCTGCATTTGAGGACCTGGACAAGAAACAGGAGGGTTACAAGGCGACCATTGAAAAGATGGCAAACAAGAGGGAGATTTTTGAGTTTGCACGAGAGCGTGATTCCGAGATGCGGGAAATCATTGATGGCTTGTTCGGTGTTCCTGTCAGTGATGCCTTGTTCGGCGGGATGAACGTCTATGCTTTGGCAAATGGGCTTCCGGTGTGGTGTAACCTTATGCTGGCTGTGATGGACGAGGTAGACAGCACCTATGCAAGAGAGCAGAAGGCAACAAATCCAAGAATCGCTAAGTATACGGCGAAATACCAGAAATACCAGAAGAAGTAACGGAAGGAGCACGGTATGGGCTACGGTTTGCCAAAAAGCGTGACAGTAGGCGGTCAGGAGTTTGCTGTCCGCTATGACTACCGGGTCATTCTGGATATCTTCGAGGCCATGAATGACCCGGAGCTAAACAACCAGGACCGTGCACTTGCCGTGCTCCAGATGTTCTACCCTAGCTGGGAGGAGCTGTCCGACTTTGACGATGCGCTGCGGGAGTGCATGGTTTTTATCAACGGAGGCAAGGCCCAGCCGGATGGTCGGAAGGCCCCTAATTTGGTGAGCTGGGAACAGGATTACCCGTACATTGTCGCACCCATCAACCGGATCCTAGGGTATGAGGCCAGGGCAGTTGAGTACGACCCAGAGGCAAATTCAGGCGGGCTGCATTGGTGGACTTTCTTGGCAGCCTATTATGAGATCGGGGATTGCCTGTTTGCTCAAATCGTTAGAATACGGGATAAAAAAGCTCGCGGAAAACCGTTGGACAAGGCAGATCGGGAGTTCTACCGAAAAAATAGGGATTTGGTAGACATTAAAACTCGGCACACGGAAGAAGAGGACACACTCCTGAAATTGTGGACAGGCAATTAACTTTCGGCATAGAAGCCAAAAGGTGGTGATTTTATGGCGGCAGATGGGTCCATCATTATACAGACGGACATTGACAATAAAAAGGCCCAGACGGAACTGAATCGTTTAACAAGCAAAATTGACAAAATGCGAAAAAGCCTATCGAAAGATGAAGGGAAAAAGAGCGGAATAGAGGCTGAATTGAATGCAGCCAAAGACGAAGCTCTAAAAACAGAGCAAACAATCAAGCGACTGAAAACCGAGCTGGCTGAAACTCAAAAAATTACCATCGGAGAAGTTGATGCACGTCCTACTGTCTTTATGGACGCCAAAAACAGACATGCAGAAATTTTAGCGCAGTTAAAAGAGCAGGAAGCTTTACTGGCCCAGCAGGACAAAGAGACGCAGCGGCTGGATACCAAATATGCAAAAATTACAGACAAGGTAATACAGACAACAAATGAGCTAAAAGACGCAGAAACCCATGCAGGCGCTTTGTCTGCTCAGTTGACACAAGCCGGGACTGCTGGGAACGTAATGGCTAGCGCCGCAGATCAGGCTGGAAAATACATGGACAAGTTTATCAATCGGGTCAAGGGATTGGCCCGCAGGGTGTTTGTTTTTACACTTATCACCTCTGCGTTGCGCGCCATGCGAACATGGCTCTGGGAAGTCATACAAACCGATAGTGAAGCTACGGCATCCGTCGCAAAGTTGAAAGGTGCGCTTTTGACGCTGGCGCAGCCTCTTGTAAATGTAATTATTCCAGCTTTTATAACGCTTGTGAATGTGTTGGCTAGGGTCGTGTCGGCAATTGCGTCGCTTATATCTATGTTGTTTGGGTCGACAATAGAGCAGTCAAGCGAAGCGGCAGAAAGTCTCTATCAGGAAACGGAAGCGCTTGAGGGCGTTGGAAGCGCAGCAAAAGATGCCGGAAAATCTATGGCTTCCTTTGATGAAATTAATCAGCTTTCCGGCGGTGCTAAGAGCGGTGGAGGCGGAAGCGGCAGTTCAACGATTACTCCTGATTTTAACCTAGATGCTGAGGAAGGCATCCTAAACGATATTCTAAGGCTGGTGGGTGCAATTGGGGCTGGCCTCCTTGCATGGAAAATCGCAAGCGGTTTTACAAATTCGCTCCAGACATTGGCCGGAGTTGCCCTTATTGTCGGCGGTGCATTAGAGTTTGTTTTTAATTGGCTGGATGCGTGGAATAACGGCGTCGATTGGGGAAATTTGAACGGTATGGTCCTTGGGCTTGCTGCAGCGGCAGTTGGACTATACATGGTTCTAGGGCCTGTAGCGGCTGGCATTGCACTTATAGTAGGAGGTCTTCTAATCTTAGCGACGGGCATCAAAGACGTTATTGAAAACGGATGGACAATGGAGAATTTATTCACCATTATTGCTGGACTATTCGCTGCAGGAATTGGAATTTCCATTTTAACTGGTTCGTTTATCCCGGCATTGGTGGCTGGAATACTTGGCATCCTCTTGGCAATTACAGTCCTGACCGGTCATGGGGGAGAACTGATTGACGGCCTAAAAGAGATGTTCAGCGGCTTTACTGACTTTTTCAAAGGGGTATTTACTGGCGACTTTGAACTGGCAGCCCAAGGAATAGAAAAAATATTTAATGGACTCGGAACTGTATTTAACGCTGTCCTGGACGGAATTAAGGATGCCTTTATCGGCCTGCTGAATTGGCTGGATGAAAAAACAGGTGGGAAACTGCATGGTATCTTAGAGACAATAAAGGGTATGTTTACCGGACTCGTTGATGGAATAAAACAGATTCTTGGTGGTATTATCGAGTTTCTGACTGGAGTATTTACTGGCGATTGGGATCGCGCATGGAATGGCGTCAAAGACATTTTTAAAGGTGTATGGAATGGTGTCGTCTCGCTCTTAGAAGGCGCTGTTAATTTGATTATTAAGGGCGTAAATTGGCTCATTTCCCAGCTAAACAAAATCCATTTTGAACTTCCGGATTGGATTCCTGGAATTGGCGGAAAATCATTTGGAATTAATATCCCGCTTGTCTCTGAAATTCAGATTCCACGCTTGGCCAAAGGCGCTGTGATTCCACCCAATCGGGAGTTTATGGCTGTGCTTGGAGATCAGAAGAGTGGCACAAACATTGAGGCCCCGGAAGCGTTAATTCGTCGAATTGTAAAAGAAGAAGCAGGAAACAATGGCGGCAGCATGACATTGGTTTTGGACGGAGATCTTGCAGCGCTTGCTACTGTATTTCGCCCGTACCTATTGAAAGAGGACAAACGGATAGGCGTTAAATTGACCACAAGATAGGAGATCGTCATGAGCTACATCAAATTGAACGGAATAGAGTTTGATGCCGACGTGGCGATCTCCTCATATAACCGGAATTTTAATGTTCTAGACGGAGAGAACGCCGGACGAGTCATGACGGGACGCATGGTACGAGATGTGATTGGAACCTATTTGGGGCACAAGCTGACTGTATTCCGACGCGGTGACAATTACCAAGGACTAGACAAATTTTGGGATTACTTGTACCAGCATTCTGTAGATGACAGCGTTATGTTGGAAGCTGCGGATGGACAATCTGTCATTAAATATGAAGCCTATTATACCAGCGCTTCTCAGGACATAGAGAAAGTAGAAGGCGGAATTAATTATTGGGGAGAAATTGAAGTTAGCTTTATTCCGATGGACGCACAGGTGAGACCGACATGAGTATTACAAAAATTCTTTACAAGGATGTAGCCCCTGCAGCTGAAAGCGACGCCACTGTATCTACTGCGGATGCATCTGAATTTTCCACACCTTCGCTTCTTCCGTCTGGGCTGGAAGCTGTTCCGATTTCTTCTTTGGAACTGAATTATTGGGGACTGAATGGAAAGCATAGCTTAATTGATGGTCATACGCTGGCTTTTTGGTCCGCTGAAATGAGCGGCATAGACGGAGTGTTTGAACACGCTCCGGTTATTGAAATATCTTTTAGCCAACAGCATTCCTCTTTAGGTGTTACGCTACTGTTTGACACAGCAGGCGGTGGTTATTGCTCACATATAAATATCAAATGGTATCAGGGAGAAACGCTAAAAGCAGATTCGGATTTTAATCCGGATAGTTCTTCATATTTTTGTTCGCAAAAAGTAACTAGCTTTGACAAAGTAGTTCTTACAATAAACAATACAAATCTTCCGTATCGCTATGCAAAGCTGGAACAAATTGTATTTGGAATTTACAGATCTTTTGGCATGACGGAAATTCGGTCGGCTTCCGTAACGAATCAAATGAATCTTATCGCTGCAGAGCTACCGGTATCAAAGCTTTCTTGGACGCTGGACAGCCATGACGATGTTGACTTTATGTTTCAACTAAAACAACCAGTAGAAGTGCGCAATGATAATAGTCTGATAGGAGTTTATTACATAGACGAGTACAGACGCAGCGCGAAAAACATCTATTCTCTTGAATGCTATGATGCATTTGGAGTTTTGGATGAAAGTACATTCCCTGGCGGTGCGTACTTATCTGGCATCTCTGCTAAAGAACTCTTTAGCACAATTGTTGGAGGATTTTTTGATGTAGATTACGAAACGGAAGATGTTACACTAATCGGCGTGCTCCAGCCCAGCAGCAGAAGAGAGGCGGCACAGCAGGTATTGTTTGCCTGGGGCGCATGTGCCTCCACAGACGGTCGGGAAAGTATCCGTGTGTTTTCACTTGATGCTGGTTTGACTGAAATCGGGAAAGATAGAACCTACACCGGAGTGACAGTAGAAACAGCGGCCATTGTTACAGAAGTAAAGATTACAGCGCATACTTACACGCAGAATGAAAACGGGAGCATTGAGATTAATGGAACTAAATATCAGGATGTGCAAACCATATACACGGTATCAAATCCTGATGTGACGGCCACGGATAAGCAAAATATCATCGAGGTACCCAATGCAACGCTAGTGTCAGAAGGGATTGGGCAAACGACTGCACAACGGGTGTACGACTATTATCAAAAACGAAATACAAACAAGGCTAAAATTGTGTGGAATAGAGAACGTCTCGGCGACTATGTGGGCCTTCCAAACGCGTGGGGGTCCATAAACGAAGGACACATTGAAAAAATGTCCATTACCTTATCTAATACAGTAGCTGCCACCTGCGAGGCATTGGGGGGATAAGTGAGGTGTATGGCGTGCTCAACCTGATTACCGACCGGACGCAGGCGGACGTGGACCGGGTGCAATATTTAGCCTCCGTCGGCTGGGAAAACATGACGGACGCAGAAAAGGCAGAATGGAGTACACCCCTAAAAGGCGCTTACAACGCTTCCGATCTGAATCGTGTAGGTGCTGCGGTTACTTATATTTCAAACCGGCTCTTTGAGTACGGATATTTTGTGCCGGTTACAGCAAAGCAAGATTGGGACAAGACCGGCATCCCAACGCAGGCGGATATGTATTTGTACCTCCAGAATGTGCGAAAGCTAAAAGCCGCCTTGGACGAGATGGGGTACACGCCGGATGTGCCTGAAGATATGGAACACCTGACTTATCAGGAAACAAACGATATCGAGAAAATTTTGGTCGATCTTGATTTCCTTTTGAACAATATGGTTGCCGCATGGTTTTACGCGGGAGAACTATATGCCGGGGAGGTATAGAAATTGATTGATGTAAACGACAGAGTCCCGCTTTATCCTGGACGTGTAAAGATGACGCCGGTAAGTGGGCAGGCAAATGTCTACGACATGGTACGTGCGGATCAACCGCAAAAAGACGGAACGCCATTAAACCGCAACACATTCCGCCAGACGCAGGCCGATATCCGTACCTACCCCATCGCCACGGGCAACAGCGTGACGGCGGGGGACGTGGTAGACGTGGTGGACGGGGAGGTGACCAGGAGCGTCGTCTCTGAGGCGAATACGAAAACACGTCTGTTTACAGGCAGCACTAGTAGCACAGCAACTTGTAGACTTAACAAAAAATATAGCATTTGTGTATACAGTTCGAACGGCGCGGCACAAGCATATCTTGTAGATAATTCAAGTGGGAATTTGGTTAGTACTGCTAGTTTAGGGCTTTCCGCAGCTTACAATCTTTGTATTGCCAGGTTAAGCGACACTGAGTTTATTGTTGGATGCGGTTATGATAACGCTGGTTTGACAATGCTCGGAACGGTTAGCGATACATCTATTTCTTTTGGGGGAAGAGTTACCGCTTTTGGAAGTGGCTCGGTGACTGTTTTAGTTCCATTATCAAGTACAAAGGTTTTCTCCCTGGTTTCACACTCAGGTGGAAGCGTTAGTTCTTGTATTCTCACTATTGCTAATCCGAATATCTCATTGGGGAGCGTCACTCAATTTTCGGGCACAATCGGAAGTGGTTTTCGTGCCACCCTCCTCCCAGACGATAGTTCAGGGAACAAGCGTGTGTGCGTGTGCTTCTCCGATGCGAACGACGGCAGCAAGGCCAAGGCAGTGATTGCCACCATTAACAGCTCCAATGTGGTGACGTGGGGGAGCATGGTGGCGTTCAATGATGCAGCATCCTATCTCATTTCCTGCGCTTCAAATGGGAATACAGTGGTCGTGTCCTATGCAAATGACAGTGCTTGTTGTTGCAGGGTCCTCGCTGTGAACGGAACGAGCATCACGGTAGGAAGCCAAACACAATTTGAAAAAACCGAAATTAAAGCAGAATCTTCTGTGGTTTGCATTGGTGGAAAATTTGTTGTATGCGGCCATGGACAAACTTCCGGTGGGGCTGTTTCTGGTTCGTACGCGATTGTGCTAAATGTAAGCGGGTTAAACATAACGGCAAATACGGCATATAAATTTGACCCTGCTTCTGCATTTTATTTGCGCGCCTGTCCGATTTCTGATAATAAACTTATCATCGCCTACGCCGACAATGGCAACAACAACTACGGCACCTCCACCATCCTGGAAGTCAATGGTAACCAGATTGCGGGCGGCTTCACAGTGAACAGCACCCAGGCCATTGCCCTGGAGAGCGGCGAGGCGGGGCAGAATATCGATGTAATCTTTGCGGGCACTACCGCAGCGGACTTTGTAACCGAGGGGCAGGCGATACCAAGCGACGGCGTATACGGCTACGGGCCTGTGGCTGGGTGGCTGAACGTTATTCCACATTGGGCCAAGGAGGCCGGGGTCAAGATTGCCACGGGGAGCTATGTTGGGACGGGAAAGTGTGGAAGCTCGAATCCGAACACGCTAACGTTCGAATTTGTTCCGAAGCTAGTAATTGTTACCCCCTCTTCTGGCGGAGGAATCTTGGTTATGATAGCAGGCGCTAAAAATGCCGTCATAAATCAATTTACAGGTGATAGCATAAATGTTCTCCTATGGAATGAAACAAGATTGAGTTGGTATACCCAAAATATAACTGAAGATTACTATTCAAATACGCAAATGAATCAGTCGAACACAGAATATGTTTACGTTGCCATCGGCTAAGAAAGGAGACCCAATATGCTAATCATCCAAACAGAAGCTCTGGAATCGGGTCAGCATCCAATTCAGAGCCAGAGCGGGCGGAAAACCTGTTGGCTGCCCGGCTATATAGAGGTGCCTGGCCACCTGGAGCGGGAGGTATGGGCGTGTCTTGGCTGGTGCGACCTGACCATCGAGGGCGGGAAGCTGACCGGCATCACGCCCGGAGCCATCCCGGAGCCGGAGCCTGCGCCCGAGCCGGAGCCCACGGCGGAAGAGCAGCTGCGCGCGGATTTGGACTATCTGGCGGTCATGACGGGGGTGGAGCTATGAGCGTATATGAATTGGCGCAGAAATATTACCCGCGCCTGTGGCCGCTGGAACGGCTGGACGCGCTTCTGGCGGCGGACAAGCTGACCCAGGAGGAGTACGAGGAACTGACCGGCAGACAAGCCGAATGAGAAAGGAGTACATATCATGGAAATCAAAACGATGAGCTTTACGAACCCCTATTACAAGAAGGAGTGGCAGGAGTGGGTGCCCGGCTTTGAGGGCAAGGTGCGCTACCGGGAGGGTACATACACACTGCAGGGGGACGGGACCAAGGTCGTGTATGACGGCGCGACCAACTACATGGGCAGGGTGCAGCCTGACGGCAGCTTTACCAGCAACGACAGCCAGGGCGCGGCCCCGGACGAGTATGAGCTGACCTTTCTGCGGGCGGCAAAGGAAGCATAAAAAAAGCCGCCTAATGGCGGCAATTGACGAAACGCGGCGCACGTGGTAAGATGATTGCGGCGCTGCACAAGAGGCAGGCGGTTGGCCACACTCCCGGAAGGGAGGTGAGGCCATGCGGATTACGTTACATATCGGGCCTTTCACGGTTACGATTGTCGTAAAAAGCAGAAACCGCCACCCTGGCCGGTGACGGTTTCCATAGCTTTGCTATAAACTGTTTCCATCTGGGCTAACCGCTTGTCGCAGCGCCCTTTCTATCTGAATTATACCACTTGCCTCCGTTTTGTCAAGAACGGGGGTGTTTTTATTTGAGCAAACAAATCGCAACAATCCCCTTGGGGAATATCTCCAAGCTGCAGATCTATATCAACCGTGGGTGCAAGGGGCTGTCCGTCATCAAGAAGGAGACGGGGGCGGACTACGTACTCAACGGCGGGCTGTTCAATCCGGACTGGACGGCGTGCCCGCTGCTGAAGTCGGACGGTGCGATGCAGTCCAAGACGACCTGGCGGGCCTACGGCTTTGGGTGGAACAGACCGGAAGACATTTCCCTGCGTCTGGACTATGAGAATGTGAGCAATTTTATCTCCTGCGTGTGCCTGCTGCGGGGCGGAAAGCGGGAGAAGATCAGCGTAACTTCCGCCCTGGACGGGGCGCGGCAGCGGTCGGCCATCGGCCTGATGGGGGACAAGCTGGTGCTGTACTGCACGGACGAGGGGACGACGCCGGGGGCGCTGCAGCGGGAGCTGGAAAAGCTGGGCTGCACGGACGCGGTGATGCTGGACGGGGGCGGGTCCAGCCAGTGCGACTTTGGCGGCAAGCAGATCAAGGCGGCCAGGGTGGTGCACAACCTGCTCCTGGTCTACACGAAAAAGACCGGGGAGGCCCCGGAGAAAGGGGACAAGCCTGTGGGCAGACAGTACAAGGTAACGCCGTCTGTGGGCGTCAACATCCGCAGCGGTCCGGGGACAGGCTATTCCAAGGTTGGGGCCTATGCGTGCGGCACGGTGGTGGCGGTCACGGCTGTGCAGGGCGGCTGGGGACAGACCGCCAAAGGCTGGGTGGCCCTGGAGTATCTGGAGGCCGTGGAGGGCGCTCAGCGGACCACGGACACGGGGATGGAGATTCAGACGTGGTATATTGACGCCGGACGGAAGAACCGGCCGGGCGGGATAAATCCCTGCAGGTACATTACCATCCACGAGACGGGCAACAAGGCCTCCGGCGCGGACGCCGAAGCCCATGGGACCTATCTGAACAGCTCCGCCGGGGAGGCCGATCTGGTCAGCTGGCACTACACGGTGGACGACCACGCCATTGTGCAGCACCTGCCCGATGGGGAGACGGCCTACCACGCGGGGGACGGTAAGGCGGGGACGGGCAACGCCCAGAGCATCGGGATTGAGATCTGCGTCAACGCGGACGGGGACTTTGCAAAGGCCAAAGCGAACGCGGCCGCCCTGGTGCGGCTGCTGATGGAGGAGCACGGCATCCCGATTGCAAACGTGGTGCAGCACAACCGCTGGAACGGCAAGGACTGCCCGTACGCCATCCGGCACACGTCCGGAGCCTGGGAGGCCTTCCTGGCGCTGTGCGGGAATGAGAGCGCCGCGGAGACAGACCGGAAAACGGTCCAGGAGCGCTTTGGCCTGGCAGACGAGACCATGGACTATCTGGAGGCATACAAATACGGTAAGGATTTGCTGGCCAAGCTGGCCAGTGGAAAGTGAGGACAACATGGATATTTCTTCTTTGGGTATTGCCGGTGTAGCGGCCATTACGGTGATCTGCTTTTTGATCGGACAGGTGGTCAAGGCAAGCGGACTGGACAACAAATGGATTCCCATTACCTGCGGCATTTCTGGGGCGCTGCTGGGCGTGCTGGGGCTGTTCATCATGCCGGACTTCCCGGCCACGGACTACATCACCGCCTTGGCCGTGGGCATTGTCTCCGGCCTGGCCGCCACCGGCATCAATCAGGTTTACAAGCAGCTGAGCAAGGGGGAGTAAATGGATGGAGTGGCTTGGCCCCGCTATCACTGCGGCATCAGTTGTAATTGTGGCCGTTATAGAGGCCATTGCAGCAAAAGAGCGAAAAAAGGTAAAAATCGGAAACCGAAAAAGCGAGGCGATGATGAACGGGGTTCAAGCGCTTCTGCGCAATGAAATTATATCAAAATATAATCACTACGCAGAACAAGAATTTATTCCCATTTACGGAATGGAAAATGTCCTTGACATGTACGTTGCCTATAAAGACTTGGGTGGAAATGGAACCATTACAAAGCTGGTTGAGCACATGAAGAACATGTCAACAGAACCGCCGAAGGAGTGAGCCGATGCAAGCCCGGATCAGACTGCCAAGCCTCCTTGAAGTATTGACAAAAAGAGAATTGATACGGGCCATTGAAGAGTCTGCGCTAAGTCGGACAGATGAAAAGATTGCAAAGCGCAGGTTAGTAGAAAAATGTGAAATTATTGATATTGCTTGCGAGCTTGGATATGAGCGATCTACAATCAGTAAAAGACTGAAACGAATTATTCTTCGCGTGGAAGAAATTGCAGAACGGATTTATACCTGAAGCGAGCCCCCATCACACTTGTTTGTGATGGGGGTTTTTATATTTTTCATGCTGAAAGTTTCACCTAAAATCCACTTAAATGCCGCGGGGATACCACCCAGCAATTTTTATTTTCTGCGATAATGATTACAGAGAAACTAGAGGAGCAAAAATGATGGTTATTAATGGGAGCAAGTTGATTCAACGGCTGATAAACTGTGGCTATACAGAAGCCAACGCAATTGATATTTGTCAGAAATATGCTGCGGACAAGAATCTTGAAGGCCTGGAGCATTTCATTAGGCTTGCAGAGCGTTTCGATGATGACCGGAACGAATATGTTTGAGTATTTTAATTTAAACCCTGCGGGACGTAATGTCGGGGACTGTACAGTCCGAGCCATTGCTAAGGCTACTGGACAGGGATGGGAAGAAACTTATGTAGGGCTTTGTGTGGAAGGGCTATCCATGTATGACATGCCAAGCGCTAATTCTGTATGGGGATCGTACCTTCGAAGAAAAGGATTTCAGCGCAGGATTATTCCGGATGCGTGCCCAGATTGTTATACCGTGAGCGAATTTGCATCGGAACACCCAATTGGGACTTATATTTTAGCATTGTCTGGACATGTAGTATGTGTGGATGATGGAGTAGTATATGATTCATGGGACAGCGGCGGAGAAATACCGCTTTATTACTGGACAAGGAGTGAATGATATGGCGTTTGGATACCCGAATTATTATCAACCAAACTATGGCTATGTGCCACCAATGGCGGATCAGCTAACACAGCTGAGGCAGAATCAATTCCAGGGCAGTCCACAAATGAATAATCAGCCCGTAATAAATCAACCTGTTATGAGTCAGTCAGCTGGGAATGGAATCATTTGGGTACAAGGCGAAGAGGGCGCGAAAGGTTATCTTGTGGCACCTGGCAACAGCGTTATGTTGATGGACAGTGAAAAGAGTTCCTTTTATCTGAAGTCGACAGATCAGAGCGGAATGCCACAGCCTTTGCGTATTTTTGATTACACAGAACGTACAGCGGCGACAAGGCCGACAGCAGATGTTGCCTCACCCACGAATACGGAATTTGCCACAAAAGCAGAGCTTGAGGCGCTGGCGGCGCGCTTGGACGCTTTAATGGCTGAAGAAACGACAAAAACCGCTAAAAAGCCAGTAAAGGAGGATGCCAAGAATGCCTAACCCGTTGTTTTCAATGCTTGGCGGCGGAATGCCGAACATTCCAGGTCCCATGGGGAATTTTGCACGGATGATGCAGCAATTTCAGCAATTTAAAACCAATTTTCAGGGCGATCCAAAACAAGAAGTGGAAAAGCTGCTGCAGTCTGGGAAACTGAATCAGAGCCAGCTCAATCAATTACAAAATATGGCCCAGCAGTTTATGCAGGTAATGCCCAAATAAAAAGCAGGGGTATCAACCCACCGCTGCTTTCCAAACAAATCCTTTACAAGACTTTATTCGTCCCATATAACAATTGACGATTGTGCATGGACTGCAATTATAGTACCGCGCTGCATCTGAAATACACGGCCATACTTTTATAAGTTCGCCTGCTTTTGTATATTGCCATACTTGACGGCTATTTTTATTAGCAGCGCCTTTGATACCACGCATATTGCTATCTAACCTAAGCCCAGTTTTGATGGCGTGTCTTGTATTCTGACTATAAGTAACCCATTCTAAATTGTCCGCGCGATTATTTGACTTATCTCCGTCTATATGGTTTACACAAGGGAACCCATCTGTATTAGGCACAAAGGCTTCAGCTACTGCAATATGAATGTACTTATGTTTAATAGTTTTGGATTTAGAAAGAGAAACAAAGAGATAATCCGTGGTTCCCTTTTTTGTTGCCATTAAATGAGGCTTTTTTGTGTGGTTGTAATTCAGGCTTTTTACTTTTCCTAAATTACTTACCTGATACAATCCTTCGTAGCCAACAATGTCTTTCCAAATTTCTTCCATTGCATTTACCCTTTCATGCTCCCTTTTTTAGTAAATTGTACGGAAACCGTCAGAGTAACGGCTTTTCGGGAGCGACCCTATCCGTACATAAATACTATAACATAAAGTTACAAAAAGTCTATAAATGCGGCCGCATTTTAGAAAAAATTATAAAAGGAGACAAAATTATGAGTCTTACTTCTGATGGAACCGTGATGACGATGCCGGTTCAGCCCGCATATTCCGGAGGATACGGAAATGGGAATGGCTTTTTCGGCCAGGACTGGATTTGGTTGATTGTGCTGTTTCTTTTCTGCGGCTGGGGCAACAATGGCTGGGGCGGCAACGGCGGCATGAACGGCGGCGTCGGTTCTGAGGTGCAGCGCGGATTTGATCACTCTTCCGTTGTAGGCAAACTGGACGGTATCACTCAAGGTATTTG